CGTATCTTATTCGGCTGCTGGTTCAGATGTAAACAGTCTTGTTGTTTCGTTGGGTCAGCGTCTTGGTGCTGGATTGATGTCGCTTGAATCAGCACGTGAGTCCGATCCAATGATTGACGATCCGGACATGGAACACGACAGAATCATCGTTGAGGGTATTGAGTCTGCATTGCTCACATCCATTCAGCAACAAGCAGTAGACCCAATGGGTCCATACCAACCAGATGACTTAGCCTATCTAACGCGCCTTGTTATCGAGAAGGACTTGCCGCTGTATGAGGCCGTATCACGCACACAGCAGCGCGCACAAGATCGACAAGCAGCCATGGCTCCAATGGGAGCCCCAGAAACAATGCCTGGCCTTGCCGCACCAGGGATGGGTGCTGAGCAGCCAGTAGCACCTGGTGGTGGAGGTCTGGAAGGTCTCCTTGCTCAACTAGGAGGACAATAATGCCAAACTATCCAAATAGGTCAGACCTGCGTGATGTTGCTACCTACGGAGACAAAGCAAACATAACTCGCGCCAAACAAGCAATGCCAACAGGCAAGCCGCCAACAGAAGTCAAGTACACGGCACCGGGATCACTGCCGGATCTACTACGCCCGACAGAACGACCAAACTCTCCGATTACTACAGGAGCAGACTTTGGTCCTGGGATAAACTCTTTACAAGCAGGCATACCACAAAGGTCTCCAGAACAATCAGCCATGGATGAGATTGCAGCTATTTCCCGAATGTACCCAACAGAAGAACTGACATCACTCCTTGACAAGTATCGGAAAACTCAGTGAGATGGCAAGCAGGATTATCACCAGAGGCGTATGACGCCATATTGTTTGGTGGTGTAGAGAGACCGTCTACTGCAGTTCAAGACGGTGGTCGTATTGCCGCAAATATGGCAAACATCTCAGCCAGGGCCCCATGGTTACAACCAGACACAATGTTGGCATTAGCTAAAAGCAACGCAACCGATGCAGCTATTGATGAGCTTGGTTACATGTCTGGTACGCAACTAACAAGCAATGTTGCCGCAAGTACCGCTGCTAACACACTTGGGTTTGTGGGTACGGGAATAAAAAAAGTAGTTGGATTTTTGGGTGGAGCACTTAATATTGCAAAACTGATTGGCGGAGCAGTAACTCCAGATTTGGCAGCAAAACCACTTTCTGCAACAGGCGATCTTTTACATGCCGGGTTAATGACTACAAAAAAACCACTTCGTTATATTACTGCCGGACTTGACACAGTAACCGAAATGGTTGATTACACAGCAGCAACGGTTTTGGGTGGCCTGGGCGTACCAATTGAATATGTAGAAGAACCAGTTGGCGGATTCTGGGACTCCACATCAATTGGACAATTGCTATCTCATCCCGAAGATCAAGGCGAAGGATTTATAATTAGCCAACAAATGCGAGAAGCACAGGCCAGAGAGGCACGTGCTCGTCGAGGAGAAATAAACGGATCTGCATTTACAATTGGTAGAGGCATGGCCAGTATTGTTTCAACACCAGGCACGGTTATGTACAACCGCATCTCCGGAGTAATTGACGTAATCAAAGTGCTGTCTATTCCAGACCCAGCAAAAGGTGTTGCCAAAGTTGTTCGAGCCGGTTTGCGTGGGGCAAGAGTTGCCGAAGAAGTTATTCCTATTGTGTCCAAGGCATCGCGCGCTGGGTTATTTGAGGATCTGGCTGTAGCAATTGATGACACAAGAATGGCCAGCGTAAGAGCGGCAGCAGACATGGGTCTTTCAAGAACGCTTACCGGTGGAGAAGTAGACATTGTTAAGTTTAACGACTTCTTTACACGTGACCCACGCGCCATCAAATTTACTGACTCAATGATTAAAGAGACAGACGCCGGAAAGATTTTTACCGAAACATTTAATTCAAAGGTCGACCCAGATGTTGCTTACATGTTGAGCAAAGCTACAACAAAAGATCAAGTTGTTGCCGCGTTGACCGGCGGATATGAATATGGTTCACCAGTTATTGACACCACTGTTAAAGGGCTTCAAATGTCCATCAGGGAAAAAGCAACGGCTCCATTTTCTCGATCTCGTTTGTTTGCTGAGTTTCCGGACAGAATGGTCAAATTAACTGGCACTCCAACAGAACGCGCTCACGCAATTAAAACCATGGCTTTGAATCTTAGGGCCGGCGGTGCACAACCGGAAGACGTAAATGCGTTTTTAAGAAAAGCTGTTGAAGCCACATCTTCTGTTGGTGGGCACGTTGCCGCAAAAGAAACAGACGATTTATTTAATGATTTTTTAACCAAATCAATTATTTCCAATGGCGTAACCCCAGAAGCCGCTCAGTTGGCAGTTACCAAAGGACAAGAAACAATGGACATTATGAGGTCATACCTCAGAAATCGTCAAGGAATTAACACGGACAACGGTTTTGCATGGGATTTAATGAACAATCCAGTTATCAAAGCACATGTACTACCAGCAGAATTAAACGGATGGTTGGCAAGAATGTCCACTGCCGGAGGCGGTTACGGAGACAACCTTTCTTTTGGTAGTGCAATTCAACACGTTGACTTTATGGACAGAACACGCATATTGCCAGACCCACGGCAGCTACGCCGGTTAACACGCAATCCATTTATATCAAAACACCTTGAGGCCGCTGGAGAAAAATTAAAGAGTGACGGCGGTACGTTATTTGCAAAGCGAGCATTTGTTGGAAAAAAAACCAAGCTTGAAATAATCACCGATAGAAAACAATACAAAATACTTCAGGACGAAATTGATGTTTTAATGAAACCATACGTTGGGGCAACAGTTCCACCTGCCGTTATGGGCGATGTATTGATCAAACAAGCAGCCCAAACAGCACTTAAGAGCGAAAAGAAAGTTCTTACTGGAGAAATGCGGGCACCGTTTGTTGCTACAGAACTTGTCCAAAATGCTATTTGGAAACCACTCACATTGATGACCGGTGGATACATGATGCGCAACATGCTTGATGCCCAAGTGCGTATGGCACAAGCCGGCATTGGGTCATCCAACATTAGGTTTGGTTCTGGAATATTGCATCCAATGCAGTATATTTCTCTTGTCATTGGTCGAACCAATAAAACCGACATTATGGGCAACTTAATTACTGCAAGCGGACGCAAGGGTGGATCAAAAGGGTCTGCCTACAAAGCCCTTGAGGAACTTAACGAAGAACTTGCGCAACGCATATCAGGTTCCGCCAGAGTACGTGGCATGGCATCCGCAGACGTAGCAGACCACACACGAAAAACAAACAGTTGGCACGTTGCCCAAAGATCAGACCCACGTGCTGGATTGATAAATCACACAGAGGGCATGGTGCAACAGTTACAAAAAATTCACGCAGACCCGCTAAGTCATATTGTTGCAAGAATGGCAACCAGTGGCGCCAGTGATGACTCAATAGCAGCACAGGTTGTGCGCAAAATCATGGAAGATAAAAAGATTTTTACTGATATTAATAATAAATTTAAAAGTGGTATTGAAGTGTGGGATAACAACACAGCGCAACATCTTCGCTTGCCGGTTGTTGATTTAGATGAAGTTATGGCCACCAGCGGAGTAGATGAAGTTAAAAAAATCCTTGATAGTTACGCTCGCAAAGTAATTGTTGGTAACGCAAATACACATATTGGCGGTATGGATTCAATGAGTTTTATTGCTGCTTACGACAGAACGCCTGTTACGGAAATCAACGGTTTAATTCGACGCGTTGCTGCAAAACATTCCGACATGCTTGACACTGGGGGTTTCCCGGTTGTTGCTGGTGGGGTTGATATTGGTATCGAAGTAACACTCCCTGGTGGTGTCAAAGGTATTGTGGTCAATACAATGAATTCCGGAAACGAAGGTGTTGTTGTCCCATTTAGAGAAGCTGGTTCTTTAACACGCGTAAAGGGCGGAACCGAATATACAAAAGCAATGATTCACAACGCTTCACTATACGACGAAACCACCGGGAAGGGTCTACCGCATCTTGTTGCCCGCGAAAGAAGTGGTGGAGATATTGCCGATATCAAACCAGGAGAATTAATAAGTAAGTCTTGGGACAAAACTACCGGGATGTTTTTCAATGGTCTTAACGAATTTACTAGCAGGCATCTTGAGCGGTCACCAACTTTTAGACACTTCTACTACAAGAACATTCTTGATAGCACAGATGACTTAAGTAATGCAGCAGCAGCAACCATTCTCAGGGATCTTGGTGCAAAAGCAGCCGCAGATGGTGTAAGCATCTCAAAGTTTGTTGGCAACAAACAATTAGTAAAAAAGCTTGAAGCGATCGTTGCTAACCCAGCACACAAAGGTGTTGGCACAATTGCCGAAGTTGATGACTACGCAAAGATGCTTGGTCTTAAACAAATGGAAGACCTGCTCTTTGATGCTTCAAACACCAACAATTTAAAAGATATTCTGCGCGTTATTGTTCCGTTTGGAAACGCATGGAGCGAAGTTATCGGTAGATATTCAGGAAAATTAATGGATGACCCAATCCATATGTATCGTCAGTTTCAACGAGTAGAAACAGCATTTGAAGAGGCTGATCCAGACATGGATGGTCGTGGGATGTTCTATCGGGATCCACAAACAAACGAACTGATGTTTATGTTTCCCCTATCTGGAGCACTAACCCAGGTGTTTGGTGCTGAGTATTCTGCTGGTCTGTCAGCCCCCGTAAAACGTCTGTCGCAAGGTATCAACGTGTACCCAGGTATTGGGCCAGTCGCGCAATTTGCTGCCAGTTATTTTATTAAAAGCACGCCAAAGAATGATGAGCTACTTCAGATGCTGCTTCCATATGGCAAAACAAAGGACGTTGGCGAGTTGATGCCTGGATGGATAGCAAAAGTGCAGGATGCATGGGCACAGAACGAAACATGGACTGCGGGTATTTACGCCAATACAAATTTAGAAACCATACGAGCTGAATCCACCACAGGCAAATATGATCTTTCCAAACCAGAAGATAAACAACGTTTGTTGGATGTTTCTGCCAAAAAGGCTAGGTGGCTTACATTCTTGCGCGCAGCGTCACAATTCTTTGGTCCAACCTCCGGTGGGTTGGAGTTTAAGGTTGATCTGCCCGGAGGAGATGTGTATGTAAAAGAGCTTATTAAAGAGTTTCACTCAATGCAGGAAGATGATTACGATTCTGCAGTTGGGCGATTTATTGGTTTGCATGGAGAAAACGCCGCATTGTATATATCCTCAAAAAGCGAATCAAAACAACAAGGTTTAGAAGCAACGGACGATTTTGGTGACTGGGAGCGCAACAACCAAGACCTTATTGGGGCGTACTCACGTACTGCAAACTACTTAGCACCATCGTTTGGTGAGTTTGATTTTAAGGTTCAAGAACGCCAGATGGAAGAAGGCAAGAGAGAACCAGTATCTGATGAAAGATTAATCGAGCTTGCCCATATTCGTCTTGGTTCCTCTAGGTATCGTGCAGCCAAACTAGCAATGGGTCAATATCCAAGCGCCAAAGAAAGAGAAATACTTGCAAACTACCGTGTTGCATTGAGTGACCAATACCCAGGTTTTACTCCACGTGCGGAATTCGTAACAAACGAACATTACAATGACCTTGCCGAACTTGCTAAACTTGTAAAAGATCCACGCGTTGAATGGAATCCCGCCGTTCCAGCAATTACACAGTGGCTAAAAGCACGCACAGAAGTAATGAATGCCAATAACGTACCGACATTAATGTCTAAAAAAATGACTTCCGCAAGGGCTGATTTGTTTGTACTTGGAGCCAACCTTGCTGCAACAAATCCATCTTTTGATAGAATTTGGCAAAGATTGCTTTCCCAAGAGGTAGAAGATTAATGACCACCAAACCACCAATTGAAGTAACCGCGGCTGGATTTGAAGCGTTCAAGAAAGCCTGGAGAGCCAAAGGATCAAATAGCTCTCAAGTTTTTGACGACCAGTTAAACAAAGAATTGTTTACAAAATATGTTGATTCCGTAACCGTAGAAAACAACAAAAACGCCGAAAAACAAGCTCAAGTGGCACTCACACCCGAAGAAGAAACCGCGGCTGCAGCAGAACTTGTTAAAACATATCAAGATAATTTAAATGCCACTGTGCCCCAAGTTGACAAAACTGAATACAAAACACGTGCCGTCAATCTTACTCCGGCTAATCTTGCTGCCGGTGCTATTAAATACGGCGTTAACATGGCCCTCCCGGGATCTGGTTTTGGAAGGTATTCCGGTAGCAATCTAACCGACGAAAACGGCGATGTGACTAGCCGTGGAATATACGACACATCTGCATCTGGCGCTGACGCAGCAAACGTTTATTACGAAATTATTAATAAAGACAAAACAGGTGCTGCTATTACCGAATTTCTTGAAACATTAAAAGACTACCAATACTACGGAGATAGCAAACCATCAGAACTAGCCAAAAGCAAAGGTGGCGTTGAAGCCAAAGATCTTAATGCTATAGCCGGATTTCTTGATCGTTCAAACAACAACATGGTTACATGGAAAGCCGAACTTATAAACATGAAGAAAGGTCCAAAAATTGGATCTAGCGGTAGCGGTACAGCCCCGTCGTACTCTTCAAGAGAAGACATGGCTTCGTACCTGCGCTCTGCTGCATTTAGCACTCTTGGTCGTGCGTTGACACAACAAGAAATGGACACCGCAATTAAGAACATCCGTGCTGGTCAAGTCGCGGCCTCTGGAACTGGTGGTGCTATGGCTCCAACACTTGCTTCTTCATCTGAAGCAGCAGTTCAGGCAGCAGCACCGGGTGAGGCTGCCGCATACGGTCTTGGTGCAGCATTGGACATTCTATTTAAGAAACAAGGAGCAAAGTAATGTCTAAAGCAGACCAAGCCTTCCTTGATGCGGTAGCCAAATTACACCCGAACAGTGAAACTGTTGGCGATTTAGCCGCGTCAAAAATAAAATTCCCCAAACTCTACACAGAGACTGTCGATAAATTTAAGGATGCAGATCCCGGAGATGGGTCTGCAGCACTTATCCCAACTGGTGCCGAGCAGATTAAATCCCGTTATCCAGCGTTCATGGGTCTATTTGGCACAGCTGAAGATAAAGCCAAGTTGGTTGCGGAGTTTGGCGAAGATCTAGTAAACGTACTACTTGACGTTCTTGCCGACGATACGCGCAAGCCTGAGCTGAAGCACTACGACTTTAGCTCGGTAGAGGGTAAGGCTGCATTTGAAGCAAGGATTAGCGCTACGTCGTATGTCCGTGACACCATTGCTGCTCAAAGGGCGTTTCAACTACAGTCCCCTACGGAAAAAGAAAACACCATCAAACAGCGAATGGTAACTCTTTCTACCGCGTATGGAGACCTAAAGTTAACAGATGCAGAGTTAAGATCCATTGCTACAACCGCGCTTATGCGTGGTTACACAGATGGTTCCATCAGTCTTTCTCACCTTATTTACAGCGAGACAAGCAAAACAACCGAAGGTATGAAGGCTATTGCCGCTGGTGCGGATGCCGCCAAACTGTTTGGTATTGCAAAAAGCTACGGTTGGAATCCAGCAAACCTTCTTGACAGAATAAAGGCCACCCTTATCGGGTCTTACGGTTTAGACACCGAAAGCAAAGACAAAACGCAATCAGTAGAAAGTTTTACTCAAGCTGCCAAAGATCAAGCCATGGGATTGTACCCTCATTTAAAGGCGCAAATACAGGGAGGGTCAACCCTTGACGACATTTTTGGTGGCTACCGCAGTCTTACAGCCAAACTTTTGGAACTTCCGGAATCAGCTATAGATGTGTCCAATCCTGTATATGCGCAAGCTCTTGGCAATATGGAAAAAGGTCAAATGAGTCTTGCTGATTGGGAAATTAAAGTAAAAACAGACCCAAAGATGAGATACAACGAAACCAAACAAGCCAATCTTGATGCACAAACAATTGGTTTGTCGTTAGCTCGCATGTTTGGAAAGGTTAAATAATGGTAATGAAGAACGACCCAAACTGGAACGGACCAGGACCAGGACCAATGATTGATGTTCCTGATGACGGTGGTGGCAACGGCAACGGCAACGGTACTGGCAACGGTACTGGCAACGGTACTGGCAACGGCAACGGCAACGGCAACGGTGCACCACTAGATTTTACTGCAGCTACCGCATTGTATAACAAAGTTGGTGGCCGTGTAACTGGAAAAATTCAAGCGTACCTTGACGAAGTTCATGCTGGAATGCTGAGCGGAAAATACAGTATTGCCGACGCCGAAAACGCTTTTAAAATTGTTGATATTCAACGCGACCAGGGAGCAACTGGTTGGGAAGGACCCCCTCCCGGTAGCGATGACGGTAGCAATGCACCACCGGCTGGAGGCAAAGACGCACTTGCAACAATAAAAGCAATACTTGGCAAGTACGGCCTTGAATCACTTGCAGGTGACCTTTGGAATATGCACCTTAACAAAGAGGTTGACATCACCAATGAAGATGCAATTGCTTATGTACTTAAAGATACCGAACCTTGGAAAACTCGTTTTGCCGGCAACGTTGGTAGAAAAGCAGCAGGGTACGCAGAGCTAAGTCCTTCTACATACATTGCTATGGAAGAAATGTACAAGCGCGTGCTTAAAGCAAACGATATGCCAACAGGTTTCTACGACAACCAAGAGGCACTTAACAGCCTTATAGCCGGTGATATTGACGCTAAAGAATTCAACGACAGAATTGGTTATGCACGCAGCATTGTTTATGATGCCCCAGCCAGTGTTAGAGCACAAATGCAAGAGCTTTACGGCATTAGTGAAGGCATGTTGGTTGCTCACTTTATTGACCCAAAGCAAGCTGATCCATTGCTTAAAGAACAAGAACGTACGGCTCGTATTGGTGCTGCCTCGCTTGAGCGCGCTAATATGCAGTTAACCAGAGAACAAGCCACAGACCTGGCTAAGCGTGGTTATACAGAAGAGCAAGCCAAGGCTGGGTTCTCTGACGTAGCCGCCCTTGGTGAACTTAAGCAAACGTTGGCGGGTGAAGAGTCTGTAACGCAAAACGAAATGATTGGAGCTAGTTTTGGATACAACACAGACGCACAAAAGAAGTTGCAAAAAAATCAACGACGACGCGTTGCTGAGTTTGAAGGCGGTGGAAGTTTTGCCAAGAGCCAAGGAATTGGTGGATCAACAAAAAGCGGCGTAGGTGGTCCCGAGTAGGGTTATTGACACACCAGTGCATCGGTGATATATTACTAAGCATCTCGTAAGGGATACCTGTTGGAGAGCCCCCCGGCTTCGACATGAACATAGGGGCGAGATTTGCAGCCATCTGAACCCTCCGGTCAGATGTGGGCAGAAGGAGCGGGTCATGTCAGATTCATACGCAGAGTTTGAGGACGATAGCCAAGACCAAGTTACGAAAGATCCAGTGCGCGCTCAATTGCGCAAAGTGGAACAGCAACTGAAAGCATCCGAGGCAAAAGCCAAGGAGTTCGAAGGAGCAGCTCGCGAATTAAATTTCGTTAAGGCTGGTGTTAATACATCAGATCCTGGCGCAAAATATTTCGTTAAGGGCTACGACGGAGATCTAAGCCCAGAAGCTATTCGCGTAGCAGCCCAAGAAGCAAATCTCATTCCAGTCAGCAATGGCGAAACAGTCCAGGCAGCCGAACAGCAAGCTTGGTCAAGGGTGAATAACGCATCTCGGGAAGGTGAAAAGTTCGAACCAGTTACAGACTGGAACGAAAAGATGGCTAACGCTAAAAATGAGCAAGAAGTGAATCAGATCTTGGCTCAATACAACGCAGAGCAAGCCAGAAAATAACCCCCCAGTAGGCGCACTACCTTCTGGGGCTACCCAAAAGGAAATACAGTGGCATATACCCAGCAATCGTCACTTGGCGTAGACCAAGCGGCATACGACCGGTTAGCATATTTTGCTCTCCGTTCAGAACTCCTGTTCGATCAAGCAGCAGACGTTCAAGCAACAAACCAAGCAATGACCGGTTCTTCGGTGATCTTCACGATCTTCAGTGAATTGGCAACAGTAACCACACCACTTACAGAAACATCAGATGTGACAGCTGTCGCAATGGCTGACTCCAACGTAACGGTGACATTGACTGAATACGGTAGCACTGTCAACACAACTGCCAAGTTGCGTGGAACAGCGTTCCTTGACGTTGATGCAGCTGTTGCAAACCTTATTGGCTACAACGCAGGAAGCTCAATGGACGAAGTTGTCCGCGAAGTTCTTGCAGGTGGAACCAACGTTATTTACGGTGGTGGCGGTTCAACAAACCCATCAAGCCGTGTAACGGTTCAAGCCGAAGACACTATCGAAGCGAACGATGTTCGTAAGACAACAGCAGCACTCCGTGGTGCAAACGTAAGCCCATGGAGCGGTTACTACATTGGCTTTATCCACCCAGACGTTTCGTACGATCTCCGTCGTGAGACCGGTAACGCTTCGTGGAACGCTCCACACGTCAACATGGACACCGCCAACATCTACACAGGTGAAATCGGTACGTTCGAGTCGGTCCGCTTTATTGAGACCCCTCGCACAAAGGTCCGCACGGACTTGGGTGAATCCAGCACTGTAGACGTCTATGACACCTACATCATGGGTCGCCAAGCATTGGCAAAGGCATACTCATTTGTTGATGGAAATGGACCTGTTCCACAGATCCGCCGAGGCCCAGTGGTTGACTCGCTCATGCGTTTCAATCCAATTGGTTGGTACTGGTTGGGTGGCTACGGCCGCTTCCGTGAAGCATCATTGCGTCGCATTGAGTCTTCATCTTCAATCGGCACTAACTAAGTTAGTATCACTGCGGTGGTCGGGGGGTCAAACCCTCGGCCACCTCTGGTGTATACTTGT